ATTTTGGTGCTTTCGCCCCTATCCCATACGTAATATCCGTTGTCAATTCTCATACATATAGTTGTTTAACAACTATAGTTAAGGCCAAGGCAATGCCAACGTCCGTTTTTACGGAAAATATATAAAAGTGGTTCACGCCTAGATAAAGCCTGAGTTTATTAGTCAACATAAGGTTAGTATGGATAAAATTGTACGTTACGTTCCGTTGGCGTTGTTTACTGCGTCGGCTCTTAAGGTATTGGTAGTGTCCGCATCCTGGATTGATGCGGTAGCATTGTTAATCCTAGGGGGCCTGTCTGCGTTTGTTATGAGAGAGCATAAAGGCTCGGAAATTAAGGCATTTGAGCAAGAGCTTAAAGCCCTCCGTGTGGAACATGCTGAAATCACTAAGAAAATGGAAGAATTCCGTACCCATCTTACTGGTTTAAAATTGACCACCCCTATGAGGTCTAATGTCGGTAGATAGTTTCGACTCTATGGTCGAAAACTTCAAAACTACTGCAGAAATGCGTAAGTTTTGTGAGGCACAACATCGCACCATAGTTGATCTTTCTCGTAAACTTAGAGAAGTTGAGCGGAAATTGGAAGATAAGCCACCTAGTATTGCCCTTAATACGGCTTTAGATGGCATTACAGACCAAGAAGTGATTTGCCGTACACAGCTAGCAATCATGAAAGAAAAGGCTTTACAGGGCGAATTAACGCTTGAGGAAGCCAAAAAAGTGGACATTTACACTAAAGTTTTAAATTTAAACAATAATTCAGAAGAAGAGTCCCCTACTTTCAAAGCGATGAAAGAACTTACCTCTGAAGAACTGGTGGCGCTTGTCGAACAACCTGAACAAGAAAGCAGCTAAGGATTTACTTTGGCGGAGAGGCAATCTTTCCTTCAAATTAGACTCCAATCAAAAAGAGCTGTATAAATTGTTTCACGAATCGGACTTTAAGGTCCAAACGTGGTTGCTTGCCCGCCGTTCCGGTAAAAGCTACACCCTTTGCGTTCTTGCTCTCGAACAATGCATTCAAACACCACATAGCGTCGTTAAGTTCGCTTCCCCTACTAAGGTCCAGGTTAATAATAACTTACGTCCCTTATTTCGTCAAATTTTAGAAGATTGTCCAGATGATCTACGTCCAGAGCTTAAAGAGAAGGATTTGATCTACTACTTCAAAAACGGCAGTGAAATTCAACTTGCGGGTACCGATAACGGACACAGTGAGAAGCTTCGAGGAGGCGACTCCCATATTAGTATTGTGGACGAAGCCGGTAGCTGCGATGACCTTGAATACCTAGTCCAGAGTATTCTTATCCCCACTACTCTTATTACTCGCGGTAAGGTGATTCTTGCTGGTACTCCTCCTGAAGAACCCGATCATGAGTTTATTACATTTATTGAAAGCGCCGATCTACGCGGATCTTTAGTTAAGAAAACGATTTACGATAATCCCCGTCTCACTAAGGAAATGATCGATGAGATGGCTAAAGAAATGAAGGGCGAGAAGTCTTCAGCCTTTCGTCGTGAGTGTTTGTGTGAAATTGTTAAGGACGAGAAAACTACAGTTCTTCCTGAAGTAACTGAAGATCTTCTTAATAAGATTACCAAGCAATGGCCTACCCCTCCTTTCTTCGATTCGTATCTTGCGATGGATTGGGGAGGAAAAGACCTTACCGTAGTTCTTTTTGGTTATTACGATTTTAGAGCGGATAAGATTATTATCCAAGATGAGATTGTTAAAACTGGAGATCAACTTAGGTTAGATACTTTTGCTAAAGAGATCATGGATAAAGAGAAACAGCTTTGGCAGAACCCTCTTACCATGGAACTTAAAAAACCATTTTCTCGCGTTAGCGATATTAACTATATTGCTATTAATGAAATTCGTCGTCATAGCAACAATGCCTTAGATTTTGTTAATGCCAAGAAGGATGACAAGGAATCTGCAATTAACGCAATGCGCGTTATGTTCGCTAATGAAAAAATCATTATCAGTCCTAAATGTCCTACTCTGATTAGACATCTCAAAAATGTTAAGTGGAGTAAGTCTAAAACTAAAACTGAATACGCTCGTTCCCCCGATGATGGTCACTATGATGCGGTGGATGCGCTTTTGTATATGACTCGTCATATTTCCTATACAAAGAATCCTTATCCGGCTGGATACGGTTTGAACACTAGAGACTTGTTTGTAAGAAATCAAGATGTGTTTCAACCTAGTTCTACATCCGTTTATAAAAAAATTTTTGGAGTTAAGAAATAATGTCTGATACCTATTTTGCAAATAAGCCTGGCGATGAAGCAGCGTCTATCCTATTAAATCGAGCAACTAGCTTTTTTAATACAATGGAAAGTAATAACTATCTTTCCAAGCTCAATAACATGTGGAGAGCATACCACGGCGCTTACGGTAACGATGTCGGTTATGGACACAGTGTAGAGTTTACTGGAGAGCAAGGCGAACTCGTTACTCTCCCTGTTAACCATTTTAGAAACTTGGCCCAACATATTTACGTGATGATTACTTCCAATCGCCCCGTGATGGAAGCTCGTGCAGTTAACACTGACTATAAGTCTCTTGCACAAACGTACCTAGCTAACGGCATTCTCGATTACTACATGCGAGAGAAGCACATTGAAGACGGGTTGAAGAAAGCCTGTGAGCTTGCTGTCGTTCTCGGTGCAGGATTCATTAAACTTGAGTGGAACGCTACTGCCGGTGAGATCTACGACGTTGATGACGATAACAATACTTTCACTTACGAAGGTGAAATTGAATACAGTACCTACACACCGTTTGACGTTGTAGTAGATGGTACCAAAGAAAACTGGGAAGATAACCAGTGGGTTCTAATTCGCTCATTCAAAAACCGTTTTGATCTTTCAGCTAAATACCCAGAACTTGCTGATAAAATTCTTTCGATGCCTACCAAGGATCAAAGTACTATTCAACGTCTAGGTGTATGGTCTAACGACGAAACCGACGATATCCCAGTTTACGAATTGTTTCATAAACGTTCGGAAGCTGTGCCTCATGGCCGGTATATGTTGTTTCTTGATAGCGACCTAGTGTTGCTTGATACTAAAATGCCATACAGAATTCTTCCTGTGTTCCGTATCTCTCCTAACGACATTCTTGGCACCCCATACGGCTATACTCCTATGTTTGATATCTTTCCTATTCAGGAAGGTATTAACTCCTTATATAGCACCATCATGACAAACAACAACGCATTTGGCGTTCAGAACTTGTTCGTCCCCACTGGTGCTAACATCACCGTTAATAGCTTGCAAGGTGGATTGAACGTTATCGAAGGTAATGTTAAACCTGAACCTCTTAATCTTACTAACACTGCTCCTGAGACGTTTGAATTCCTTAAGCTTCTTATTGAGTCGGCTGAAACTATTTCAGGTGTTAACTCGGTTGCTCGCGGTAATCCAGAAAGCTCCCTTAAGTCTGGCGCCGCTCTAGCTCTTGTTCAATCGATGGCCCTTCAGTTTATCTCTGGTCTTCAACAAAGCTACGTAAAGCTTATTGAAAACGTCGGAACTGCTTTGGTTCAGATCCTTCAAGATTTCAGTACCACACCTAAGGTCGTTGCCTTAGTCGGTAAGAGCAATCGAACCTTCCTTAAAGAATTTACCGGTAACGACGTTTCTGCAATTAACAGAGTTGTAGTTGACGTTGGTAACCCTCTTTCGCGTACTATTGCCGGTCGTGTTCAAATGGCCGAACAGCTTCTTCAAATGGGAGCAGTTACAAACGTACAGCAGTATTTACAAGTATTAGAAACTGGACGTATTGAAAGTATGTTCGAAGGTGAGATGACTGAACTTCTTCTCATCAAGCAAGAAAATGAAAAGCTTATGAATGGTGATGAGGTATTGGCTCTAGCGGTTGATGCACATGCTCTTCACATTGGCGAACATAAATCAGTTCTTGCCGACCCAGATTTTAGACAAGATCCTGTACTAGTAAAAAACACCTTGGCGCATATTCAACAACACATTGATTTACTTCGTACCAC